GGTATTTGGTGATGATCCTGGTGACTTTGGTGGTGATCCAGTTTATAATGTGCTTGATTTTATTGATACATTCCAAGATGAAGTACAATATATATGTGATGAGATACTACTTGAAGATGGTAGGACCAGTGTTGCAGGCGGTACAAATGTAGGCAAAAGCTTATGGGCCTTGCAGTTTTCATTGTGCGTTGCAATGGGTGTGCCTTTTATGAGCTTTAATGTACCAAGGCCCAGGCGTGTGCTACTTGTTCAGTTTGAGATGATGGATAGCATGATGACGCAACGAATTACTTCTATGATGAATGCACTTCTTGATAAATATCCGGATCGCAAACACTTACTTGGTAAAAACCTACATATTATTAGTGCGGACCAAAAGAAATTGTTTGAAGACTCATATGTGAAGATTGAGGGCAATCTTAAAGCTACAAAAAACCCTTACGAGGTGCTTATTATAGATAATCTATATACCAGTACGCAAGTAGATACGGTCAAAAACGACCAGTTACGCAGCTTACTTGAGACTATTGAGTCAATAAAGAAGCGTTATAAACTAGCGGTGATGATGGTAGCGCATCATAAAAAGATTAGTGAGAAGCAAGTACCAATTGATACTGCTATGGTGTTTGGTGGTTCTTTTTACTGTAACTGGCTTGACAATCTTATACAGCTTGCTGGTACGTTCAATGATAAGTTAAAAGTAATGAAGATCACAAAGACCAGGACTAATAGCGAATTTCATAACTTACCGCTTGGCATTAAGCTTACCGATGATGATGAGCGTAATCATTTATTGTATGAGTATTTGCAGCCACTACCAAAAGGTGAGGTATTTTGGTATCGCGAAAAAGAAACGACCGATGAGGACCGAGTGCTTGAAAACATAGCGAGCCAAGGTGACAACTTTACATATGATGATATGCGTTTAAGTTTAAAAGAAACATTAAATATTACCAGCAGTGCAAGCGTAAGTAGCTGGCTTAAAAAGCTTTTAAAACAGCAAAGAATACTAAAGATTGAGCGCGGAATATATGCGAAAAATCGCACAGATTTGGATGAACTGCTAAATTAACCGACACATGGGAGAACTAAAGAAACTAAAGTAGTGTGAACACTTACTTTACTTACTTTACTTACTTTAGTCTTTTTTAGTGTCGGTGTGAACACTTTTATGCAAAAAATGGATTTTATACATAAATGTCCTTTATCACATGAAGAAGACAAAACTTGCATATTTGCAATGCCAGTAAAAGACACCATTCATTGCAAAGCTGTGATCAATTGGTGGCATGATCTTGACATTGCATTGCATGACAAATGTTTTCACAGAGCCTGGGGTAGAGACAAACTACTTTGGCGCAACCGGCAGCTAAAAAAAACCCTGCCAGGTAAAATATAAATTACCCTTTTGCTGCTAATATAAAACTGTAAAATAATGCAAATAGTAGGGCAAAAAATCACCAAAAAATGGCACAAATTTGAACTTTTAATAATTTAATACATGCCATATTTACCCGGACCAAAAAACGCATTGTATTATAAGACACAAAAAAAGCGCAATTAAAAGCGCTTAGAATAGGCACAAAAAAACCCGGAACAAGTCCGGGCCTTTTTCTGTGAGTGTGTTTTTATTTAATCAATGATTTGTATTTTTTGCGCATAATCATTATAAAAACTATTAAATAACTCATTAAAACTATCTGCTTCAAGTGTGTCTACATGCTCACCGCCAACAAAGTCCGCATTACATTCAAAAATATACGCGGTATATTCCGAGTGTTCCGGATACGTGTAATATTCATCCGGGTACATTTTTTGTAACATTAAAAACTCTTGTTTATATTCTGCCGGCGCACTGTGCAACCATTCAACCTTGTAGTAAGCATCATTTAATTTAAATTGAAAGTCTAAGCAGTGCGGACCGTCATTGTTTTGATCATAACACTTTTTATACTCATTTAAGATTAATTTTTTAAATTGTATTTTATTCATTATTTAACCTCTCTTATCTTGCTTATATCCATTATTAATTCATTGTTGCGGTCGTAATTATCCCAAGAATAATTCTTGATCCAATTTTCTGCTAATTTATAGCTTTTAAATGTACCATATACAATTGGATCACTACTACACCAAGTTTGAACAACTATGTATTTTTCTTTCATTATTTTCTTTCCTCTCTTTGCATTGCTTCAAATGTTTTTAAATTGCTTTTAATAACACTGTAAAAAACGTTTATATCTGTTGTTTCAAACAGTAAAACATTTTCACCGCTTACACCGCTTAAATATATCATATGCGTATTATATTGCTCTTGTTCACTGTTATCAATAGAACTGTTTGCAATCCAAAAACGTATGTCATTTTCTTGCGTGACTTGGCCGTCATCACTATTTAACATAAAGCTTGGACAAACATCATTTAAATATGATGAATCAAACATATCAAAACTTTCAAAAACTTTAAAAGTAATTTTCTTTTGATATTCTTTTGCATGATCAAAACGCGCTTGGCATGCCTCGCGGTAAGTTATTTTACTTTGTTCATATTCTGTAAACATTATTTAACCTCTCTTTTTTTAGTTATGGACTGGCGCGGATCGGATCAATTCGCGCCAGTTTCTAGCTTACGCCGTCATCAACATAACAGTTTATTCTTCAATGCTTAACAGTAAAAAACCAATAAATAACAATATGAAAAAAGCTATATAAAAGTCAATCCATCCGAGGTTATTTACTGTTAATACGCGACTTAATAAAACAATCATTTAACCGTTATGCCATGTTTTAAGGTGCTTTAATGCGTCAACTTTTTTTATTTCATTTAAAACAATGCCGTCCGGATGTTGCTCTTTGACATGATCAATTAAAAGCTTATTATTAACTTTATTGATTACATTACGCATTTTGCCCTTATATGTATATATTTCATTTTTTATTGGATCATATATGGCAACTCTATTTAATAACTTATTAAGCTCTTTATATTTTAATTCATGGTCAATTAAAATGTTAATGAACGTTTCATCATCTATATCATATGCACTATCTTTTTCATTTGGTTGGATATATTGCGAACCTAATTCCGACCACATAACAACCGGGAACAGTTTTATAAACTCGTTTAATGTGTCCCGGTATTTGTTGTCAATGTAATATATATCTAAACAACCACCGTTGCCGGAGTCTATACATTCTGCAATTTTTGTTGTTTCATGATATAGGTTGCAATTTATGCCAACACCCTCACGCCCCTTAAACGTTTTAAGTGCTTTGACACTCCAAGCGCCGTTAATTACATTCATTTTTACTATTTCGTAGTTATTCATTATTTAACCTCTCTTTGTTTGTTTTGTATTAAAGTATTTTTATATTGATTGCGCTCTTGTTTGACATTATACAACCTTGTATATAGCGCAATGATCACAGTAATAAAAATTATGGTGTCCATTATTTAACCTCTTTTTTGTTTAGTATGTTATTAACTGTTTTTTTCTGTGTGCCGTGTGCCGGAAAATAAACAATAGACTTGCGCGTCTTAACTTCGCAAAGTTGGCACGTTGCGCAACTTACACTTTCGTTGTCTGTTGTTGCCGGACATTGTACGAACTGCTTACCGCCTTTTTTAAAAGCGCCTTGCGTCTCACTATCCGCCACCGCTACAACCGGGCCAACATTTAACGCGCTTAATTCTAATGCATGATCAATATCATTACCGGATAAATTCACAGTAAAACCGGCTTTGTTCATTGCTTTAATTATAGCGCCGTTGCCGTGTTTTGTTGCGTCATAATGAGTGTAAGTAAAACCGCGCTTATTCTTGCTTGCTTGCGTTAGGTCCTCGCATGAGTCCGCGTCTAAGCGCTCACCATCTCCGGGTAGGTCGCCGGCTTGGTTGTGTCTCCAAAGTTGGCCTTTTGGTAGCGCTTTTATCTTATTTAGAAACTCATTAAATGAGTCACCGCGCAAGCCGTTTGATACTTTGTTCCAATGCCAACTTACCGGCCCGGTCTTAGCATAGCAACCGGCGTTAATAAACGGACACGTCTTTGGACATGTCTTTGCTTCTGTAGTGCTAACCGGGATAGGGCCTACTTTACTATTGCTTGATACTCTAGATAAATGTGTTATGTATTTGTTCATGTTGTAACCTCTCACAGTTGTTTTAAATAACGTTATAATATTACGTTAATATAACGTAAATAACTAAACATTTGTGAACAGTTTACATAAAGTAATATTGACATACATGTTTACAAAATAGGATCACAACGGCCACGGTCCGCTTAGTTACATTTAGTTACAATGAGCGCGCCACCGTCGATGGTATACGGTTTATTAATCCGTTTTTTACATATTTTAACCCGGTACCACAAGGGCAGCCGATTTTTCTCTATGTGGGTACTCCCTAAAAATTTTTTTCTCTTTTTGTGAACACTCCGCAAGCGCTACATTAGCGTAACATGGATTGGGTAGAACTAACAGATGAAGATGCGGAACGCTTAGTTAGGACCATCACCCGAGCAAAAGATTATGCAAAGAAGATGGCCATATTCCAAAGCGGTTTCCTAGCACCTGAGATGAGATGGCTGCAAACATCAGCACACGAGCTTTACGATGAGCTATCGCCACGCGAACGCGAGGTATTTAACATGCGCATACAACAACACACATTCCCAATCATAGCAGATGCACTTGGCATCAGCGAAAGTAGTGCAAAGACCTACTGGCTCAGAACCATGACCAAATGCGCCAAGCTCTTTGTGTCACCGAATAAGCTATAAGTATATGCCTAAGAAAGTAAATATTGATCCTGATAAAGTAAAAATGCTCGCCAGTTTTGGCTGTACATACCTAGAGATTGGTAAATACTTTGCTGTGAACGAGGCACTGATACGCAAGAAGTACAGAACCGAGTACGAGCAAGGCAAAGAAGAGATGAAACTCTCACTGCGTCAACTCCAATGGAAACATGCTGGACAAGGCAACACGGCGCTGCTCATATTTCTAGGCAAGAATTATTTAAATCAAACTGATAAGTCTCAAGTAGACCACACCAACAACCTGGAGTTAGTACTAAAAGAAGCAGGGTTTCAAGGTAACCCCATGGATGATCAAGCAGATAGTCAACAAAAAGAAATTGTGGAAGCTGGTGGGATACCAACCGACTCCGCAACAGCTTAGTATACACGACAGTACAAAACGATTTCGCATTAATTGCCAAGGACGGCGTAGTGGCAAGTCCTACTCAGCTGCATACGAGATACTTCCATATTTGCTAACGCCAAACACGCGTGGCTGGATAGTATCACCAAGCTATAACCTATCGCAAAAAATTGCGCGTATCATTAAAGAAGATATTATGGTCAATCTCAAATTGCCTATTGAGAACAAGAAAGAGGTTAATGGTGATTTGTATTACATAAAACTTGCTGGACTAAACTCGGAACTGTCGGTTAAAAGTGCTGACTCACCTGAATCATTGATTGGTGAGGGCGTTGACTACTTAGTCATTGACGAAGCCGCCGCGCTTCCTAACAAACTTATATGGGAACAATATTTACGCCCAACACTATCAGACCGCCAAGGCTGGTGCTTAATGGTATCCACGCCTCGTGGTTTTAACTGGTGGCATAAGCTGTGGGAGCGAGGCAAAGATGACAAATATCCTGATTGGCAGAGTTGGCAGCACCCAAGTAATGAATCACCGTTCTTCAAAGATGATGTTGAAGACTTAAAAAAGGAGTTAACAAGTGAAACATTTTATCAAGAATATGAAGCGCAATTCACATCATTTAGTGGAAAGTGTTTCCCATACTCCGATGCCGTACACACAAAGAAAGACCTTAAGTACAATCCCAACTTGCCAGCATACGCTTCAATCGACTTCGGTTTCCGCAAGCCTGCCGTTGTATTCTGTAACATCGACTTTAACACAAAAGGATTACCAACTATCTATCAGTTTGACGAAATAGCAATGGTTGAGAATGTTAAAACAGAAGACCTTGCTGATATGGTCCGTAAAAAACCATATAAGATTGTTGGTTATTTTGGCGATCCGGCTGGTGGCGGTAGAAATAGCCAATCAGGTATTTCAGATATACAATGTTTTTGGCGTAAAGGCATGCGTGTACGCTACCGCAAAGATGCAATGACGCGTAATGTGGTAAATGGCGTATCGCATATGCGTAGATGGTTTGAAGATGCAAATGGGGATAGTCACTTTCAAGTTTCGGACAAATGCAAAGGTAGTATTGCCAGTTACGAAAATTATAGATATCCCGAGAATAGAGCAGAGCAATCTGTCAAAGAAGAACCACTCAAAGATGGTGTGTTTGATCACGTAAATGATGCCATGCGCTACTTAATATGTAATCTTTTTCCTATTAAGAGTAGAATGGCTGGTGTAATAGATTGGTAAAAAATATATGGTAACAATTCCTGATTTATCGCAGAGTGCGATAGCTGAATCTTTAAAAGATAGTTTAAGATATATTGAAGATGAGCGTGTGCGTGAACGTGACTACTTAATGGACTGGTACGAGGGTATCAACATTGAAAGTTACGTGCATGATTACTTTAGTCCTGAGACACTAAGGCAAGCGCCACTACTCAATTCAAACATAACTGGAAGAGTCTGCGCTGTACGTAGTATGACATATAAGCGCCCCCCAAGAATGCGCGCTTCGGATACATACCTTGCCTCCATAAACATCCATAGTCTAAATGCGCAGCGCAGACAACTTGAACGCTTAACATTCTTATTAGGATCAATGGCATTCCGCTCTAGGTGGTGTGAATTAGAACAAGATTTAAAATATGAGATACTATCTCACTATACGCCGTTATTTTTAGCTGGAGATAGCAGAGAAAAGCCAATTGGTGTCTGCTACCCAATAGAATACCAAGGCAATAGTCGTATGGACTCGCCAGTGCATGCCGTGTGGACTGAGTCTCGCCCAGGTTACCAAGGTGAGCATTATCTGCTAGATGAACACGGCGCAAAGATGAGCGTGAATGA